TCGAACTGAGCACGAAGCTCTTGTAGTTCTTTATCCTTTTGCTTTGAAGCCTTGCGTAGTTGCTTTACAAGGTCATTCGACGAATCTGTTGTGTAGTCATCGTCGTCATCCTCGTACTCGTAATTGGACATAGTCCATCTCCCTATCAGTTAGTTGATTTCGCCAGCCTCATACTCCAATGGGGATTGGGTATGGCTCTGACTCCTGGTATTGTTGTCGCTCCACTAGGCCAGTAGTTCTAGTGGCAGGTCTGTTATTTAGTAACCGCCAGCACGATCTCGCGCTAAGGCTCCACCGGTTACTCCGGATCTAGCACCGAAAGATGCGTTTTCTAATCCAGCAATCTTTTTAGTTTTCTTTAATGACTCTACAGAACCAGGTGTATCAAGCTGTACCTGTTCTGCCATTTGCTGCGTGTATGGGCCTTCTCCGTATATACTTGCAAGTTGTCCACCACGAAGCGATGTTTCAGCGATATCAGTAGCTGCCTTTTGATACAGCTTTCCAGTAACTCCTGCTGCTGCAAGTTCTTCAGCACCAGATGCTGTAGCATTTAATCCGGCACCTAGCTGTGCTCCACCAATTTCAGCAGCAGTTACCTTACGCTGAATATCAGGCAGGGCATTTTTTGGATTAAGGACATAATCTAAGAAATCACCATAACCCAAAGTTGGATAAAATTCTTTAGCAGCTTCTAGTATAAACTTATTACCATTAAGAATTTTTTGTCCTTCTGTAATTCTTTCTTCAAAAGTTTCAGGATCTATATTATTACTAATTGCTGTTTCAAGGTATTGGTTAAACCCGTCAGTTCCTTTTTTGTAATATTTTGCTGGAAGACCATAGTTTTGTAATAGCGCTTGATATTTATTTTCAAGTCCTATATAAGTTGCTTCGTCAATAGCACTAAAACCATTCTTAACACGCTGAGCATTGGCACCAAAACGTTTTAGATAGTTCTTTGAATTACGCAATCCAAGAGTAATTTCAGCATCTGATGTTGCAGTCATAATAAGACCCTTAACATCTTCTACCAAGCCTTCAAGTCCATACTTCTTAAATTCTGTATAAAGATCATCATAAGCCGACTTGCGCTTCATCTGCTCTTCGGTTAAACCAACAGGTGTAATTAAAGGTGGAACAACTGGCTCATCTACTGGAAGATCAGTTGTGATATTATTAATTACTTCAATACCAGTGACATAATCACCCGTTGTACCGTCTTTGTTTAATTCTCTTCCTTGAAGTGGACCAGCAGTGTAAACTTTAACCTTACGTCCATCATTGGTAGTAATCTCTTTTGTTGGGTATTGGTTGTCAGCCAACTTTCCCATACCTAGTTGTCTTGCTGCTATAATACGATCAATCTCAGCTTGAATAGGATCAACAGGTTCTGAAACGTTTTTATTCACCGGAGTTGTTGGTACGGATGATGCAGGAGTTTCACGCTGTGCAGTGGTTTTAGGCGTAGCAATAACTTGACGGATGTTATCTTCTGGTGCAGTTGTCATAGTTACCCCTGGAATCCAAAGTCACGAAGGACTTTCATTGTTATATTAGAAACTTCAGATTTAGCGTTTTCTGTATACTGCCAACGATTGTCTGCCTTGAGTAGTCTCTTAAAATCGTAAATGTTCATATCACCCTTATCGGTAATAGCAGAACGTAACGTCTGATCATTAAGATCAATCTCATCAGGATTATCAATCTCAAGAATACTAGCCATTGTCTGACGATATGGAGAGTAAATCTGTTCAAGATCGTAACCTTGACCAAGTAACTCACGTACATATTGTGGTTGTCCTTGAGCCGCTAGTTTGCGTGCATCTTGTGCAATACGATTTGTATCTAGTTTACCAGTTGCAATTCCTTGTAAAATCTGCTGCTCTGTAGTAGCTCCAGGGACAATATCGCTAATCTTAAAACCATTTTTCTTAGCAATTTCTTGAATTGCTTGATAATCTTGAAGAGCCTTACCACTATAACCAGCTGTAATCTTGCCGCCAATCATTCCTGATACAGGACGAATAGCTGCTGCTAGGAAGTCAACGGTCATAGGATCGTCAATACCTTGGTTGGTAATGTACATATTTTCAGCTGCACGACGAAGTGATCCTGGATCTGCTGCTGCGCCTGATCCCATAGCACGAGCTTTATCTTCTAGTTGACGTGTAAGTTGGTCAATCTTCTGCTCGTAATCGGTAGTACCCTGAGCCTGACCAGAAGCCTTAAGATCCTGGTAATTGTAATACTGTACATAACGAGCCTTGATTTCAAGAGAGTTTTTGCGATACCAAACGTCATCACGAATCTCTTTGCGAAGTTTTGCTACAGTCCAATCTTCTTTTACATAACGTTCAAGTATGCGATTAAGACTAGGTATGTTCTTAAATAGAGTTTCTGGTAGATCAAATTCATTTGCTACACCAAGACCTAAAGCACGTTGCTCTTCATCTGACATAACAGGTGTCTTATCTTTATTGCCGCCTTTTCCACCACCGCCACCACTACCCTTAGGTGGTGTAGGAGTTTCTCCTGGCTTTGGTGTTGGCACAGAAGGGGTGGCATCAATATTATCTGGTATGCCATCACCATCTGAATCTTTTACTGCTTCTCCAGTTTTAGGTTCATATCCTGGAACTATTTTGCCTTGGCTATCTTTAGGTACGCCACCAAGAGCTTTGATTTTATCTGCAACTTCTTTAATCTTTTTAGAATCTTGTGTTCCAACTGCAATATCTAAATCAACTTGAAGATCTTTAATTTTTTCTTGATTAAAAAATGTTTTTTCGTCTTGTTTTGATTTTCCTAAAGCTGCTTTTGCGTCAGCTAAATCTTTAACAAATTTCTTATATTCTGTTGAGTTTGTTTTTCCTTCTTTAGCTAAACGAGAAATAACTCTAGTTGATAAATCTATGCTCGATTGAAGGCGCATCTGTTCTAATCTGTATTCATTTTTTGACGCCATCAGCGTAGACCTCCAAGTTCTTCTAACATAACTGAGTAAGCATCAGTCGTGCGCTTTGTCTTAGCTTCATCTGTCTGAGCAAGTTGTTCTCTAACTAACTGTTCTTCATCAACACCACCGCGAGTAACGGAATATCCATCACCGGATGTCTGCCTAGCTGGTTGACTCTTCTGAGCTGAATTAATAAACTTTGTGTATTTAGCCTTTTCTGCCTCAGTCATTTTGCGATCCAACAGATCCTCAGCAATAGCATCTAGTACCTTAGCTGTCTGAGTCTTGCTTGTAATATATGTCTGGCTTGTGGTCTTTGGACCATCGCCAGTTTCACCATCTCCAGCTGTAATAAGATCAATAAGTACATCTTGGCGTCCAAGAGGAGTTGCATCTTGAAGAAGGTTATTTAGAGCTTTCTGTTGCAGATACTTTTCTTCTAGTCTAGTTAATGCTTCATAGTACTTGATATCAAATTTAGCTGAAGCTGTACCCTTGAGAAGACCTGCTTGCTTAAGAAGTTGAGCAAATTGAAGACGTGCTTCTTCTGATTTACTAGCCAATTCTTTTGCAAAGACTTGAAGATCTACTTGCTCAGCCATTTGTATCTCCTAATAATGAAGCAAACAAAGTATTGTATGCACTCATAGTGTTTTCGTTTGCCTTGGAAAGTTCACGCATTTTGACGATAGTGCTATCTTTCATAAATGCTACGATATTAGAGCTACCGCTAAGGGTTGAAAATGCTTCTTTCTGTAGCTTGTATGTATCGTATAAATCAAGCATCTCTTTAAGAGACTTCTGCACAGCACCACGTACTCTAACCTTTGGATCATTTAACATAAGGCGTAGATCATCAATGGCTTTTATACGCTCAATGGCTTTTTGTCCACCTTGAGATAATTCTTCTTGCACTAACGGACGACCAGCCTTGAATATCTTTGCCCAGTCCTGGAATTCTTTACGAGCTGCTGTACGCTCATAGTCTGTAATCATACCTTCAAGAGAAGACTCGTATTCGTTCTTCTTTGAATAGTATTGCTGAAGATCTGATGCTGTCTGAACTTCTAATAGATAATCATCTACGCGCTTGTTGTATTTTAGACCCATATCCTTCATAGTCTTGTAGGCATCCCAAGAGAAACCTGACTTGTGTGGGATAAGAAACGCTGCACCCTGTGGATATCGCTTGAATAGGTCTGCATTTTGTTCTACAAACGCACCGGATTCCTCTGCGTACTTAATAACAGCAACGGTCTTCTTTTCAGATTCTGGTACTGTAAATGGAATCTGATTAGGAAATAACTCTACCCACTTAGCCATAGCTGCGTCGTAGTCACCAGGGTATTCATCAAGTAGATTGTTCCAAGCCTGCTTAAAATTAGCTCGGTTATTATCCTTGATCCACTTGGCCATCTCAGCCTTAAGTTCTACCTGTGGTGAAGCTGGTGCAACGAATCCGTAAATGAATCTAGTTCCAAGAATTGAAAGCGTAGTGTTTTTGATCTTCTGACGATAGACTTCTTGTTCTTGAATTGTAGGAGGAATCAAATTACCAAATTCATCATACCTTTCTGGCAGTCCATTACCGGAAGCCTCTAGGTATGTAACTGCTTTACGCCAAGCACTGGCATATTGTGAGTTACGATCATCCGTACTCATAGTTTCGTATATACGATTAACGTGAGCAGGCAAGAAGGAAGACACAAATGAGCGATCTACAGCATACTTGCCTAGTCCTACCTGTGTAATTGTATCGGCAGCACCTGGTGCTCCAAAAACATCTACTAAATTAGACAGCGTTTTGATAGATACACCGGCTAATGGGCCGTTAAATGTAGGTAAGATTGAATCCTGGTTCAAGGATGGAGTAAGCATCTTAACTGATCCACCGAATTGAACTGGCATAGGTGTCTTAAACTCAGCATCTACACCCAATGCCTGCATAGTAAACTGCACTGCCCTGTATACTGGCTCTAAACCTGGGTATACAAAGTACTTTTCACCCTGATCGTCTTCTTGAATCCACCCATTATGAGCGATTCCATCAATAGTAAGCGCTGCTTTGCGGAAAGATGATGGGTTGTAACGTACTGCACGATAGAAACGTCGGTACATATCTTCAGTAGCACGATAGAAACGTGAGAAGTTACGTGCAGAAAACGCTAACTGTGTACGAATCAACGGGTTATCTACATATGCAAGGGTCTGAGCTACTGCTCTATCCTCAATAAGCTGAGCATACTCACGTTTTGCGCGAATCGTAGCCTGTTGTACTTTCTTAGCGTCCGTTGGATCAACTTTACTAAGTACTGATTGTAGATAAGCATCTTCCATACCAGATTTCTGCATCTGCTTACGAAGTTTAATAATCTCGTTAAATACAATAGGTTGACGTGACATACGTGCGTTGGCCATACCAAGCCAGGTCCAACCTTTAGTCATAACTGAAGATGTGTACTGTCCTGATTCAGCTACTGGTACTAAAGCTGGCCCAAGGTACATCTCTGGAATGTCATTTGAGTTCTTTGGTAGATCATCAAGACTTAAACGACCAGAGACAACCCATTCGCCATCGTCATTCCTTGTACGGATCTTATTAAGAAGTTCAACGTTTACTACTTTTTCACCGTTTTTGCCAACCTTGCGGGTTTCAAATATTTCTCTTGCACGTTGATAAACAATTTCAGCGTGTTGTCTTTCATCTATATTTCTAGCAGCTAGTTGTGCTTCTGTACGGAACGTTGGATTCTGTTTCATCCATTCCATAATTTTAGCAATAGCAACTTTTTTATCATCAAGATTTGCTACTGCAACAGCACCAAGCTCATCGTTTGCGTAATAAGTCATACGCATCATCCAGCCAATAAGACCGGCTTCATCCTGAGCCTGCATTGAACGAGGAACGTATGCAGCTGCTCCGGCATCTTTCTTTGATATAGCATATCCTACGGCTGCTGGATCATCGAAGACAAGTGCTGCGCTACGAACACCGTGACCACGAGTAAACAAAGTTGTTCGTGTAATATAATCAGCACCGGTGGCAAAGTTAAAGCCACCTTCAGATACCAAGGCTAAAGAGTTGTCTAAGTTTCCATAGATAAGGTGTTCGGAAAGAATAGCTGCTTCATCTTCGAACATAGGCTTCTTACCTATTGCTGCTCTGTAACGGTTAATTCGTCCAGATGTAAGAGCTGTAGCCATAATTCTGCGTGTTTGTTCTACAGTTCCACCAGCAGTTTTAGTCTTCAGTGCTTCAATTCTTGATTCCAGTAATGCTTTATCAGCTGGGGTTTTGGCTGCTTTTACTTCTGATCGTAAAACTTTAATTTCTTCACGAGCAGTTCTAATAACATCATCTAACCCAGCAAGTTCTGTTTCAAACTTTGTGGCTTCTTTTCTATTAAGAATACGCAATACAGATCCTAGAGGATTATCATTCCAGGTACTTGTCTTACGCGCTCCCTCAAGAGCTGTGTTTACTCGTGTTGCAAGGTAACGTCCCTTTGCAAGACCCCAAGGAGATCCACCAATAGCAAGGTGAACCATAAGGTCTTCACCTGCGTTACGAAGTGCATAACGTGGACCAGCAAGTGTTAAGAATGACCAGTATCCGGTCATCTTATCTACCCACTCTTTGTTAGCTTGACCAAGCATCTTTTGAATTAGACCAGAACGTGCTGCTGCACGATCAATATCTACAAGGCTGGGTGCTGCAATAACAGTTGAAAAATCAGACGGTATAGAACCCACTCCGATAAAATCATCACCAAAATTTCCTACGGAAAATCTTGAGTCTCCAAGACCTTGTAGGGTGCGGTTGATTTTTTGACCAGGAGCAGTAAGATTTAACCCACGAGCTTCAGCAATAGTTGCCCATAAACCTTGTGCAATTTCTTTGCGCTTTCCAATATCATCTGTACTTTCAAATACTTCAGAGATCATACGTGAATCTTGCTTAGGTAGAACTAAACGAGCTAGACGGTATATTTGTAATCCAGCATCTGTTGCTTTAAGATCAAGTTGGTCGTCTTTGAATAAAGGCGCAATATTAAATTTAGCCTTAGCTTTATCAATGCGAGCTGCAATAGTAGCCATAGTAGGCCGCGCCCAGATCTTCTGGTTCTTTACCTCTCTAGCAAGGCGACCAAGTTCTTCAGGGTTAGAAGATAGAATTTTTAAGATTCCATCATCTGTAGCAGGTCCACCGTAGATATCATCTACAATTCTAGGTGCAAAACGGTCAAGGTCGATAACTCTATCAGCAGTAGTTACAATACTAACTCTTGCTTTACGCAATGGACCCATAGTAGGGATTAGTACACGCCTGCGTCCAATAGCACCTTTAACAATCTTTGCTGCTTCTTCAGTATTTAAGAAAAATGCTTCAGCTGTTTTAGCGTCTTTGATTTCAGCCTTCTGAAATACTTTAATTACTTCTCGACCAAACTCTGGTGCAAGAATCTCAAGTTGACGACGAGCCTCTACTGCTTCATTGGTAACTTTTCCAGAGGCTTGAGCCTTTGTTAACTTATCTAGCGTTGCTCCGTATGTATCCCAAAATGACTTTACATTCTTTCTAGCAAATGTTTCAGATACTTTCTTTCCACCAGTGACTACATCTAAAGAGTAATTAGCTACGACATAGAGACTGCGAATCTTAGATGCTACAACTAGCGGATCTGCAAATAAACGATATGCAGCATCCGTTACACCTGATGTAATATTGTAGGCTAAACCAGATCCTTCAAGTTGTCCTGGAAGAATAGCGTTAGCAAGTTGACGTCCTGGTGAGAACTTAGCGGCATCTACTGCCGCAAGTGTTTCATTAAATAAACCGCGAGCATTTTCTACATCTGCAATGCCAGGGATAACTTTGTTAGTTGGATCTGCGAGCATAATATACTTCTTCTGCTCTTCTGTTGCTGTCTTAAAAATCTTTTCTGGCTCTTCACCGGAAGCAATACGAACTGCAATATCTACTGCGTCTCGACCAAACTTAGCTCTAGCCTTTTCAATACGGCCTTCGTTAAATACTTTATCGCCTTTATCATTGGCTTCATCCCAGGCAAAACCCAGTCTGCCATCATTGATAATGGGAATTGCTACAGCACGATATGTTCGTGTCATTGCATCTGATAATTCGATAAGACCCTTAAAGGCGTACTTTACCGGTAAAACAACTGGTGCGCTAGCATAGTGCCAAGCAGTTCCTAGCCAGCCACGAGATGGCTTGGTATCTGGATCTTCTTCTCCAAACTTGTTTTTAAGATCTTGTTTTTGCGCATCAGTCTTAGTATTGTATACTGCTGTAGCAACTTCGCGTGGAAGATTGAGAAGTTCTTGATGTACAGTAAGTGCTTTAGAATAATTATCTACTTGACGCTTTTGTTCACCTTGTAGGTTCGCAGCAAGGGCTGCCGCTTTTAAGCTGTCAGTCATTAATTACCTCGCGCTAATGCTTCTTGGTACAAAACAGCAATTTCTCCGGTAGTATCAAATGGAAGCATTGCAGCTAATGAGTCTGAAAGTTTAACTTCAACTTTGTTCATTTTTAATACTTCAGATGATGGACCTGGTCCAAAATCTAATCCTGATGTTATAGGACGTGTCTCATCGGACATTGCAAATAGTTCTGTTACAGGTGCTGGTCTTACATCAGCAGTTTTGCTTAGTGGAGCACCAGACTGAATAGCCTGTGTCTCTACACCTTCGCCATATCCGATAGAACCCATCTCTAATTTATCTGTACGTGTGGAGAATTTACCAGGACCTGCAGGGCCAGCCAGTGGATTCATTGGTGCTGTTGTCATCGGTCCTCCTCTAAAGTCTCTAAGTCTTGCGCCATTTTTTGCCAAGCCTGATTGGTTTCAGTCTTTTGGTTAGAATGGTAAATACTTAATTCATATAATGATTCAAAAAATCCTGATATAACCTGCGAAAAGTTATATGCAGCTTCTGCAACTATTACTACAAAATCAGAAGAGCGTATAGGACGACGTATTTTATTATTATCCATCGTCCTATACACCTTCCATTAAATTTATTAACCCTTTTTTACCCTGTTGCCTGGGCGAGCTTTAGCCATCATTCCGAAGAATACCTTGCCACCTTTTGGCTTAGAAGTATCCATCTTGCCTTCCTTTGGCTGTGCCATCGGTGCGGCTGCGCGTGAACCTTTATTCATATTTACACCTCCCCTGCTTATGCTGCGCCGGTGATGCCGGCTAGTAGTTGTGCTATATCGGGACGTTGACCAGCAGCAGGGGCCGAACCAGCTTCATTTAGTGGAGGTTGCTGCGAGGCAGGTGCTGGGGCCGCGCCTGCTGCTGGATTCTGTTGCTCCATACCTGGTGCCATAGGTGACATCTCTGGGGTTGGTGCTGGTGGTGGTTCTGGCGTAAACGCCTTTTCAATAATATTTTCTAGGGCTTGTCCCTTTTGGCGACCTTGGATAACAGCAGCGATACGGCTGATAATCTCTGAAGGGTCTTGGCCTTGCGCCGCGAGTGCTGGTATCGCCTGTGCATACTGAGCAACAGCAACCCGCAAAGAATCGCGCATTTCTTCAATGTCAACACGTTGCTCCTCTTGTGTAACGTTAAGATCCATCGGGATCTCACGACGTACATAGTCGCGTGATACGAGTTTATCTGAACGCATTTGTAGTAAAGCAATGATGGCACGGTTAGGGTCCATACCAGACATAATTCCGTAGCGTACATCTACGCCATATTCACCCTTGATGTCACGTGATGGGATGTACTTGAGTACATAAGGTGTTCCATCGTCGCTTCCCTTAATAGTCTTAGGGATACCGCCAAATACTTTCTCATCTGCCTCAAAGCAAAGAGATGCAAGTTCTGTAAATAGTCTAGCAAACTGTGCTTGTGCTGCTTTAATCTGTGTATCAAAGCCTGCCTGTAGAGCTTGTACACCACGACCAGTAACAACTGACGCGCTGATATCTCCTGAACGAGATTCTGGGTAACGAGCACCAAGGCGTAGTTCACGCTCTAATACGCCGGACTCAGTAAAGACTCCCGCAGGAAGTTCTAGTGGTACACGACGGATACCTTGCGGATTGGCAGAACGCATAATTGCATCTGGTCCAAGTGCCAACTCTTGCACATCTTGTGGGATAGCAATAGGTGCTTGGATAGACTTTTCAGCTGCCTGGATCTGCAAGATAGCAAAGCGCGCACGAGCAAGTTGGACTGAGAGTACATCATCAAATTGACCGCGTGCTTCGCCATCTAAAGATGAACGCATAACGGTACGTGCCATACACTTACCAAGAATGTTTGGTGTTGAGGATAGAACTAGGTTCTTACGCTCAGGAAGATATAGCAGGTCTTGATCTTTGTCGTGATATCGAACCATTGAGATATACGGTGAAGATAGCTGATACTGATTGCGACCAAGGATCTGATCGTAAAATTCTGGATATTGTGATGCAAGTGACTCAGCATCAGTAACAATAACCTGGGTGACAGATAGTGTTCTACCGTAGCGGTCTAGTTCTGGATAAACTCCAAAAGGGTTAAGCATACGGATACGAGGATTGTTGTCATCGTAATCCATCTCAACCATACCAACACACATACCGTAGGTGTTATACCAATCAGCTGCGGTGTACATCTGGAGCTGTAAATCAGAATTTGAGATATAGAAGTTAACAATACGCGTGCGAGTATCTGCAGCCTTACGTGCTGTATCTGAAACCATATTGGTTGCCGAGCAGTTAAAGGATGGCAGTGGTGCCATTGCTTCTGCTAGGTCACGAGCTGCTACGTCAATAAAATTAGCAACGAGAGGCTTTGGATAGTCCTCTGAGAACATCGAAGGAAATACTTTGGAGATATCTCCTTGACGTACCGAAAGCACATCACGCATACGTTGGTCACGCGCTGCTGAGCGTGTACGTAGCCGCGATAACTTCGCGTCAACTTCTTTGACTGATAACAATGTTATCTCCTAAATTATTCTCATTTTATTTTG